TTATCGAGGTGAAGCGGTCAATCGAGGCAGCCAAGGACGAATTCATCATCAACCGATAAACACCATGACCACAAAAACACTACAAAGAGCCTACATCAAGCTCGTTGATAATAAGAAAGCCCGCACCAACGCGGCCAAGCAATACTTCCAAGTTTTCACCGAGAAGGATGGGGGGTATCTATTTACCACCAATGAAATGGAGAAGGCGGCAAAGCGTGCTAAGGAGAACGCCGAGGATGTTTACCCGGTAGAATTCACAGAACCAGAACCAGAAGTGATCACCAAGGAAGTGATTGTTGAGGTTCCCGCCAAGGGGTTCTTCGCCAAGCTCTTCGGATTTTAAGAACTAGAACTATGGACTCAAAACTATTCAGGCCGGTCAACAAAAAGCCCAAGCTCAAAAACGGAGTCGTGCGCTTCCGCTGCAATCTCAAGGAGAAAGCCCAGTGGGTGCGCCAGTCACGCCGCGAAGGAAAGACCCTCAGCCAATGGATCATCGAGCAACTCAACAAATACTAACCAATCTTGCGGGGAGACTCGCGAAAAACCAAAACCAACGAAACAATGATATTGAAATTGAAAATCGACGTAACTAAAATTGACAAATCCCGCCTCTTCACAGGCTCCAAGGGGACTTACCTTGACGCAACCGTGCTTATCAAGGATGCTCCTGACCAATACGGCAATGACGGCATGATCGTCCAAGACGTAACCAAGGAGGAGCGCGAAGCGGGGACACGGGGAGAGATCCTCGGTAATGCCAAGTGGATGGGAACAGACCGCCCAGGTGGTGCTCCTGCTCCAGTCAGCAGTGACCCAGGCGCTGCATACCACGCGGCAAACGCTGCACTCAGCGGGAGCGAAGACATCCCGTTTTAAATAACACGAACCATACCAACACGGGGGGGGTGGCAATCAAGCTGCCTCCCCCACAATCCCAACGAAATTATGAAGAAGCAAATCAAGCACGAAGAGGTGATCGCGGCGTATGCCCAGATCAGGAATAAATCAGAAGTTGCTCGCGCTCTCGGCGTTGACGCTCGCACTGTATACAATCATGTTAAGCGTGCAGAGTCTGAGGGCAATGCTCCTTGGCTCACACCAGCTGCCATTAGCCCCACGATGAATCTGCACAAGACCACAGTTCAATACAATGCCGATGGAGACCCCATCCAAGAATGGCGCAGGCTTATCCCGCAGGCATCCGACATGGAGGCATTCGTAGACTCCCTCTGTGAGCGAGTCCAAGGGAAAGCCCGTGTGCCCAAGAAGCGTGCAACCCGCACAGATAACGACGAGATCCTCGCAGAGCTTGCGTTCTACGATACCCACATCGGGATGAGAGCGCACAAGGATGAAACCGGCGGGAACTACGACACCAAGATTGCCACGGAGCGCATGATCCAGACAGCAGAAGGTCTTGCTGGCAGATTCCGCAAACCCGGTCGCGTGGTAGTTACCTTCGGGGGAGATATTCTCCATTCAGATAACCGCTCTAGCACGACCGAGAAGTCTGGCAACGTCCTCGATGTCGACTCACGCTACTCTCAGGTCGTGGACAATGCTGTAGCTGCCTGCTATGATGTCACCCAGATCGCTTGCTCAGTAGCCAAGCGGGTGGACATCGTGATCGTCGAAGGTAATCATGACTGGCATTCCTGTGTATGGCTGGCACGCGTCCTGAAGGCATTCTACGCTAACTGCCCCAATGTTAACGTGGTTATGCAAGCCTCAGACCGTAAACACATCGTCCACGGGGACAATCTCCTCGTCTGGAGCCATGGTGATGGGGTCGCCGCTAATCAGTGGCAATCTGTGATCGCTGCTGAGTTTGCCCCTCAGTGGGGTGTGACCAAGCATCGTCACCTCAAGATGGGCCATGTTCACCACAAGAAGAAGAACACTCCCACCAGAGTGATCACTCAAACCGCTAACGGCTGGGAAGAGCAGCGAGGACTCCTAGTGGAATACCTGCCAGCACTGTGCAGCACTGACGCATGGCACGCTGAGAAAGGCTACCTGGGATCCATTCGAGCAGCTACCGGCTACGAATACCACGCAACCAAGGGATTAGTCAGCAGATTTTATGAGCACGCCTAGAATTAAGAGCCATGTATCAATACCTAGAAACAATAAACCGCTCCGAGAACTCCACCTCTTCGCGGGAGCGGGAGGGGGTATCCTCGGCGGAATGCTACTCGGACATACCCCAGTGTGCGCTGTCGAACTCGAAGATTACCCAAGGAGAATCCTGTTGCAGCGCCAAAGAGATGGAATCCTGCCAAGATTCCCCATCTGGGACGATGTTAAAACATTCGACGGGAAACCCTGGAGGGGACAAGTCGATGTTGTCGCGGGAGGGTTCCCATGCCAAGACATCTCAGTCGCAGGAAAGGGGGCCGGTATCGAAGGTGAGCGATCAGGACTCTGGGGAGAGATGGCGCGAGTTGTTCGTGAAGTTCGACCTAAGCACGTCTTCGTGGAAAACTCACCAATGCTTGTGGGACGAGGACTTACCCGAGTCCTCGGTGACCTTGCCCAAATGGGGTATGATGCAAAATGGGGTGTGCTGGGAGCGCATCACGTCAAACTTAAACATCGGAGGGATAGAATATGGATCTTAGCAAAACAGGTGTAGACATTAGTCAGAAAGACGCGCTATCTCTGACCGTCGATGATTTGAAGGGTGTTAAAGCATTGATAACTGACCCCCCCTATGGAATCTCTCTCAATTCACACTGCAAACGCGGCGTAAAAGATCGCAAGAGCACTTACAAAATCGAGGGTGATGAAGATCAATCAGCCGGGAACCACGTCCTCGAAATCGCTCGTGAGGCTGGCGTCGAAACTATTGTGATGTTCGCTAGCCCCCAAAAACCTTGGCCTGGCAAATTCCGCAACTGGGTAGTCTGGGATAAGGGCGGCGGGGTTGGTTTTGGCGGCGACACCAAGACTTGCTTTCGCAGGACTTGGGAGTTGATTCAGATTGAAAACAAACGAGAGATCAGCGGGAGGCCGGAGTCGGTCTGGCGCGTGACTATGAATAACGCCATCTTTAAGATGCACCCATGCGCTAAGCCTGTGGAACTGATGAAGAAAATCCTATTATCTCTCAATGTCACTGGTTTGGTTCTCGATCCCTTCATGGGGTCTGGGTCAACTGGCGTGGCTTGTGCCAACTTAGGAATCCCTTTCCGGGGTTTTGAGATTGACCCCATGCATTTCGCCACGGCGCAAGATCGAATAAACTCGGAGTGCTTGGAGCAGTCCCAACAAGGGAGGCTGTTTTAATGAAGCGCACTCCAACTCCTACAGCTAGAGACTGGAAAGACACACCAGGGTCAGCGGCTTATGGAGTTAATCCAGATGGAAGCGTCCGAGATAGGACTGATCGATTGGCGATATGGGTGTATGAACAAGAGAGGCGGGCAGGAAATGAGAATGTCGGACATCTCCATCCCGACTACAGTGAATCTGTCATGTGGTGGCCGATTGGCTGGTCAAGCGAGCAACCTTTGACACTTGACTGGGATCGCTGGCTCTCAAGCCCTCAAGAGGTGAGTGAGCGCGTGGGCTTCGATCTCGAAAACCGATCTTCGAGATTAAAGGCCATTGGAAACGGACAGGTTCCACAAGTGGCCGAACTCGCATGGAGATTGCTAAGTGAACAGTGAATAAAAACCCGACTGAGTTGATTAACTTAGTCGGGTTTACTGTTGTGAGGGGGTGATAATAATGCTAGCTTAACAGCATGACAGCAATCAACTCAGTCATGATCGCTGGACATAGGATTAAGATACAACGATCTGACCAACTAGATGACTGCTACGGACAGTATTCACATGACAAACGAACCATTCAACTCGCTGAGAATCTCACAGAGCAGGAATACCTCCCTACCCTGCGGCATGAGATGCTCCACGCGGCCTTCCACCTGTCCGGGATCTCTTTTCTTGACTCATTTCAGGAGGAATCATGCGTCCGTTGCATAGACGAGATCTTCTTCCCAGCATATGAGCGCATACTAAAGCGCCTACAGAACAATCACAAAACCAATACCAACGATGAAATCGAACAATAGAGGACTCCCAGAAGGGATCTACGAGAAGGACGGGTTCTACTTTGCCAAAATCTTCCGCAAGGTGACTCCTGAGAGACAGGGCAAAGACATTCACGGCCCTTATCGCAACACAATCGCCCAAGCAGTCGAGGACTGGAAGGAGATGATCGAAGAGCGTGGAGGTCCACTTCCCACAGATCACGTTATGTCCAAGGCTCGAACCAATCGGCTCGCTCGACGAGCAGCCCGTAAGTTCCTACTCAGTAAGAAGTTCAAGGAAATCACAGCAGAAGCATCAATCTCCTAACCATCATGAATGACCGCCAACGCAAATTCGCAGAGCTAGTAGTCCAAGGTCGCCCAGCAAGCCGCGCCTACCAGGAAGCTGGCTACTCCGCGACCGGCAATTCGGCTGAGGCGTCTGCTTCTCAGCTTTTAAGGAACCCTAAGGTTGCTGAATACATCGAGGAATTGCGTGGAGAGGTCAAGGCAGCGTCCAAATTCACCCGTGAGAGCAAGCTGGAGGGCATCTACGAGATCTACCAGAACACCAAGCTGGATGATCCCAGAGTCGCTCTAGCTGCCATTGCAGAGGAGAACAGGATGACAGGCGACCATGCGGCTGAGAAGATCGAGGTCGAGGCTGATGTTGTCATCAAGATTGGCGAATGAAGGTCACTCTAGAGCTGAATCCGAGGGATGCGTTCAAGCCATTCCTCAAAAGCGACAAGCGTTGGGCCTGTATCGTTGCTCATCGTCGTGCCGGTAAGACGTTCGCGGTCCTCCAGAAGCTAATCAAGACGGCTTTTGAGCTGAAGAGACCGGGGCCACCTCCTCGTTTTGCTTACGTTGCACCAACAAGGGATCAGGCAAAGGATATTGCATGGGCATACCTCAAGGATTTCCTTGGTAAAGTGCCCCAGGTGAAGATCAACGAGTCAGACCTGACAGTCACCTTGCCAAATCGCGCAACCATCAGGCTTTACTCTGGAGACAACTATGATCGTATGCGTGGTATCTACCTCGACGGTGTGATCATGGATGAGCCAGCCGACATCGTTCCCGCTGCGTGGTCGCAGGTGATCCGTCCGTGTCTCTCCGATTATCAGGGTTTCGCATGGTTTATCGGCACACCCAAGGGCAAGAATGCCTTCTACAAGCGCCATTTGCAGGCTGAGGCGGCTGATGACTGGCATAGCGCGGTCATCCGTGCGAGTAGCAGTGGAATATTGCCTCCTGAAGAGCTTAAAAGCATCCGAGAGGACTACACGGTGTCCGATTCCGACTATCAGCAGGAGTATGAGTGCGACTTCAGCATTGGCAGACCGGGAGCAATCTACGCTGCTGACATGGCTAGGGCTGAGAACGAGGGGCGCATCGGGCCATTCCCCATCGATGAATCAGCACTCGTCCACACAACCTGGGACTTGGGAGCGCCTCAGAACACTTGCGTCATCTACTTCCAGCGTGTTGGACTGACCTACCGAATCATCGACTGTGACTCTGGGCTGGATCTCAAGACCGGCGAGAGGGTCGCGCACATGATGGCCAAGGGCTACAACTATGGCCATCACTTCCTGCCACATGACGGGGATAACAAACATGCTGACAACATGAGCTTTGCGGACAAGCTGACCGAGGCAGGTCTTATGAACGTCAAGACTCTGCCCCGTGGCCCTCATGGTGCAGACGAGAAGAGGATCCGCATGATGACAGACATGTTCAATCAGCTCTGGTTTCATGACTCTCTAGCTGGCGAGGGTGGCTTAATCGAAGCCCTCAGTGCATACCATCGCAAGGAAAGCCGTCTAGGAGGCTATATTGAGAACAAGATCGCTCACGACTGGGCCTCACACCCGGCTGATGCGTTCGGTTATATCTCTGAGGCTATCCAGAACAAGATGCTGCCAGAGCTTCGGACGTTCGAGTCAACTGGTCCAGGCAAGCAGAGACCAATCGGTGTGGGCAACCTATAGCGTTGTGGGATTATCAATCATCCATTATTAGCAAAGACATGGGAATGCCAAAGACTCCAAAAGCTGCGCGGGTATCCGCTCCAGCACAACAGTCCTCGCTCGCCATCAAGCGCGAGCAGGAGGATCAGAAGAAGAGGATGCGACAGCGTTTCGGCTACGGGGACACCATCCAAGCCGGAGCAGCAGCCACCAATACCACTCTAGGTTAGCATGACGGGCAAGCAGACAGTCGAACGGTTCGATCAGTTGGAGGCACTACGCCTCCCGCATGAGTATCTCTGGCAAGAGACTGCCTGGTTGATGAACTCTCGCAACTACAACGGTCGCGGGAATGTCAGTGGATACGTCCCTCACAATGAGATCTATGACACCACACTGAGAACCAAGAGTCGTATGCAGGCTAACGGCATCACCTCGATGCTGTATCCTCGCGACCGTGACTGGCTTGTGATGCGTCCAGCTTGGGAGGATCGCAAGAACTTGAGCCTTGAGAAGGTCTACCGGGAAGCTGGTGAGGCTGTAATGCACTACCTGCGAAGCTCGAACTTTCACACAGTCAATCACCGCGCCATCTTCGACCGCTCACAGCTGGGGACGGGGACAATGCGCATGAAGTGGGAGAAGGATGATCATGGCGAGGAAGTCATGACATTCTGTCGTTTTGACCCCATGAACTACGTCATCGACCACGACCACACCGAGAAGGTTGACACGTTTGGGGCTTGCTACAAGTGGCCTGCATATCGCGCAGCTACCATGTGGGGCAAGGAGAACCTCTCAAGCAAGCTACAGCGCGAAGTGGAAGATCCCCATCGCCGGAGCACCACTCATGATTTCCTTGTTGTAATTGAGAAGCAGCCGAAGTGGAAGGTTAAGAAAGAGGCTGGCAATAAGGGCATGGCCTACTCCGTCAAGGTTGTGGAGCGTGACAGCAAGCATGTGATTTTGGATTCAGGCAATGATCACTTCGAGATTGTATCCAGCCGGTATGAGGTGGATGGTAGCCCTTGGGGATACTGCCCGGCTCATGAGATCCTTCCTGATGCATACAAGGCTAACTATGCTGGTAAGTTCATGATGGTGATGGGAGAGCGTGCTGCTGTGCCTCCCGTTATGGCTCCTAGCTACATGAAAGAAGAGGGTGTCGGGCTTGGCGCTGCTGAGGTCAACTACTACGCGGAGACCTCTGCCGCCGGTAAGAATCCAGTCTATGAGTTATCAGGTGGGGGCAACTATCAGGTCGGCATGGATATATGGCGCAAGCTGCAAGACTCTATCGATGAAGCCTACCACGGGCATCTGTTCAATATGTTCAACCGATCAGATCGGGATATGACAGCTACAGAGGCTAACATGCGCCGCGAGGAACTCAATGCTCAGGCAAACCCAACTCTCACGGCACTCGAGCAAGATCACACTAAGCCTATCGTTGGCTGGGCGTTCACATCTCTGGTGGAGCGTGGAGTAATCGAGCTACCTGATGAGGCTTACAATGAGGCCACTGGGAAGCCCCGGATGCCGCAGTTCGCCTTCGACAATACATTCACCAACAATCACAAGCGTTCCCAAGCTGTCGAGGCTATGGGGATGCTTGACGCTATTATCAATGTCTCCGCTGCTGATAGTCGGGCTAATGTCCATGACATCAAGAAGATCCAGACGAGGATCTGGCGCGATCTCGGACAAGACGAGGATGATCTCCTCAGCGAGGACGAGTATCAGGAGCAGCAGGAAGCTCAACAGCAGGCAGCTCAGCAGGCTCAGATGGCAGAGATGGCACAGACCGCAGGAGGTGTAGCCAAGGATCTCTCTTCCGTTCAAGACCCTGAAGCAATGCTAGGCGCACTCTCATGATTAGTCCCAACGCTATCACTTATCGGCTTGACGCTACCAAGCGATCCAAGATTCAACAGATCTTACTGTCGGACGGCGGTGAGATCCTCATTGATGCTATCATCGATGACATCGTCACCAATCCAGACCTCCCACCCGAGGAGCGTGCAGGAGCGGGGCGTATTCTAGCTCTCATGCGGTCTATCCGCAACGACACCGGGATTGAGACTCCCAAAAACTAAACCAACAACCAACAATGGAATACAGAAAGCAAGGCTCGGAGATCATCCGAGTGAAGGACGAGAAGATCGTCGCAAATATCGAGGACGGCAAGGTGGTTCCCACTGCCCCCGTCTACTACAAGAACCTGGATGAACTCAAAGCGGTAGCAGCTGGTGAAGACTACGTTGCACCTGTCGAGGCTCCCAAGGCTCCCAAGGAAGACCCTCTTGATGCCGCTCGCTTAGAGATTGAGCACCTAAAGGAGGATAATGCTGGATTGCTTGAGCAGATTGCTCAGTTGAAGAAGGCGGTGGAGAAGCTGGCTACCGGCACACAAGTCGCTCACCTTGTCCCTAATCCCGAGAAGGATCTGGTGGCTGAGGTTGACTGGGATGCTGTCCCCGAGGCTGATCCCATGCTTGGCAACCGCACTCCCGGTCGCAAGGAGTATCTTATCGAGAACCATCCAGCACTCGCTAAACTCTGGAAGCTAACCAAATAACCAACGAATACAATGTCAGAAGAAGCACAAGCGGCTGCACCAGTCGCAGAAAGTCAAGCTCCCGAAGCTGGAGCACCCACCGAGAACTGGGCAGATTCACCAATCGCCAAGGTTTACCATCCAGATGGGACTCTCCGCAGCAATGCAGGGGAATCCTTCAAGGAGCTAGGCCATGAGGATCTCACTGGATTCGCCACACGCAACGATCAGTCTTTTTTCGATGCGCTCAAGAACGGCAAGGAGGCCCGCGCTGGTCTCTCTCAGCGTCAAGAGTCAATCGACAACGCAGTGGTCAAGCCAGGTGAGGGTGCAACTCCCGAGGATCTCGCTGCATATCGCGAGGGATTGGGCGCTCTCCCCTCCGCTGAGGCATACAAGGAGGCTCTAATCCCCAAGGATCTCCCTGAGGGCACTGAGATCGACGACAATCTCGCCTCTATGGTCTCGGAATGGGCTACCAAGCACCCAGTCAACACACCAGAGGCAATGCAGGAGCTATTCGCTGCACACACTCAACTGGTGGAGGGGATGGTGCAGTCGCATCAGGAGACCGCAAATGCAGAGTTCGATAAGACTCGCGAGGAGACTCACAAGCTCCTGACCGCTGAATTAGGTGGTGAGGAGCTTAAAGCCAAGTTCGATGACCAGCTGGGAGAGTTCCTGCTGTCAGATCTGGGTCGCGGCATGGGCTTCGAGTATGAGAAGTCTGAGACTGGTGAGATTGTCACAAGCAATCCACTCCATGCAGCCATGATGAATGATCCTGCCTTCCTCCGTGTGATGAAGCAGAGTGTCGAGCGCAATATGCCTGCCGGTCTCCCCACTGGTCGCGCAATGCCCACGGACATCAAGGGCCTACAGGATCGCAAGCGTGAGTTGATCATGTCGAGTTCCGGCGGCTGGAAGAGTGAGGCCGACCATCAGGAATATAAGTCAATCTCAGACCAGCTCAAGGCATACGGTCAATAGATTTTGTTGGTTGGGAGGAGTCGTTCACCTCCCTGTTCATAGCGCAAGCCCTCGCATCCTCACGGGTGCGGGGGTTTGTTGTCGGTGGTGATGACTTAAAAGGTAGTCAGAATGTGATCTCTACATTAATAGTGATCTTGTTCGGCCACCTGTTCGTGATGGAGCCCAGATTTTCATCTGCCACCTCCTGTTGATTCAGCCCCGAAAGACAGAGGGGATAGACCCTCAACTCCAAGGCGAGCGTCTTTCGCTCCATCAAATAAACAAACAAACAGAAAACAAGATAATGGCTAATAACCTGTCACTCCCATCAGTGGAGTCCTACCGTCCAGAATTCGAGGATCGCTACGATGTCGAATTCCAACAAGTCCGCAGTCGTTCGATTGGACTTTGCGATCAAGTCGCCGTCAATGGTGAGTATCGTGAATTCCCTCTCGCCAACAAGACTGATTCCATCAGCGCGATCACCGATCTTTACGGTGAGACCTCTCCAGACGTTGCTACCTTCGGGAAGCGCCGCGTCACCACCTCTCCTTACAAGTCACCCCTCATCTTTGACCGGGTTACTGAGAAGAAGTTTGGCACTGGTGAGAGTCAGATCCCCGTCTCTATTGCCAACCAGAAGGCCGAAGCTGCCCGTCACATGGACAAGATCATTGTCGGTGAGGCCGGTAAGAATGGTGGTCTCCTTGGTAACGCTATTGAGGTCGCTGCTAATGGCGTTGTAAGCTACCCTGCTTTCGACTCCACCTACACCATCCCTGTAAACTATGACTTCGCTGGCGGCGCTGCTGGTGCTGACAAGGGCATGTCCTACGACAAGCTCATGAAGCTCCGCACTGAGCTTTCCAAGCTTGATGTCATGTCTCAGGACGGAAGCACCAACAATCCTTCTCCGTTTGGATTGATCCTCAGCTCCGACCAGGTTCTCCAACTCCTCCAGGACGAGAAGATCCGCAACCGCGACCAAGCCTCCGCTCAACTCGAGCAGGTTGCTTCTGGTATCCTCACTGACTGCATGGGCTTCACCATGTCCGTTGATGACAACAACCTCCCTGAAGCTGCTGGCATTAAGACCTGTGTGGCCTTCCACAAAGGTTCCGTTAAGTTCGGATACAACGAAATGCCCGTTCATGAGCTGGATCGTCTCCCCACCAAGAACCACAGTGTTCAGTCTGTGTTCTACTGGGACTGGGGCTTCAGCCGCATCTGGGACAAGGGTGTCTGGAAAGTTCCTTGCATCGGATAAACTAAACACATTCAACAACTAATAGAATAGAAAAATGCCTGTTACACAATCAAAACTCCAAGCTGACTATGCCAACCACGGGAATCCCGCTGACGGCATCGAAGCTGCTGGGCGTGTTCGCTTCCTCAATGACTCCATCACCTTCGTTGGTGATGAGGGTTCTGCTGACGTGATCACTCTCCTCGGCAACATCCCTGCTGGTGCTCTCGTTGATCCTGCCAAAAGCTCGATCATCGGAGGTGCTCAGTCTGGTGTCACTCTTGACATCGGAACCACTGCTGATCCTGACGGATACGGCAATGGGGTGAGCATCGCTTCTGCCGGGACTCGCTTCTTCGACACTGATGGCCATGAGCTTATCAAGGTCGCAGCCGAAGCTGATCTCAAGGTCACTGTTGCTGGTGGATCTCCATCCGCTGGCACTCAGCGTGTGAGCATCGCTTACTACGTTCGATAGAAAATTCCTCGTTGGGAACCTCAAAGGGGGGCGGGGGTCAAGGCTTCCGTCCCTCTTTTTACTTAATTAGATATGCAGACAAGAACTCAAATCGCAAACAACGCCCTTTCATACCTGTCAGCGGGATCAATCGTCAATTTGAACGACGAAGACTCGAAGGCTAGAGCTATCAATGGGATCTTCGACCAGGCGGCGAAAGAGGTCATCCGAACCCATCGCTGGTCTTGCTGCATTGGAAGGTCGAAACTTAGCCGGATCTCTGGTGATCCGCTTCAGAACGGCAACTTCGGATACGCTCACGCCTACCAACTTCCTACTGACTGCCTCCGCATCCTCGACATTAACGGTGAGCCGTGGAGCGAGAAGGCTGAATTCTTTGATCTCAATGGTCGCCAATTACTCGCTGATGTCGGTGAGGTTTACCTGCGCTACGTTCGCTGGGAGGATGATGTTTCGCAGTGGGATACCCTGCTTGCTGATGTGGTCTCGGTGAAGATCGCCATGAAGGTGGCTAGGCAG